GAATAGTCAATTGTGCTACCACCGTTTACTGGTGTAAACTCAACTCCTAAAATTGTGACTTTCTCTTCAGGTAACCATTTACGCATTTCGGCATCAGCTGAATTGATAACCTCTTTCAATCGGCATAATTGAGCCATAAATTGATGTTTATCGATGTTACCTGATTCAATTATATCATCAACCATTCTTTTTCCAGTTAATATAGCATCTTTTTTTGTGAATGTTGGCTCGTACATTGTTGCCAACTCTTCAGAATTCTCTAAAAACATTACTGCATTTCTTCCCATTTTTTATTTATTTAAAAAGTTAATATAAGTTTTATAAGATTCGTAAACTGCTTGAATTTGTTTAAACTCTTGAGTATTTCTTTTTGTTTCAAATTCTTCTGAACTATTAAAAAATAAATCCCAATCATCAATAGACATTTTTTTACAACCAATTTTTATTTCATTTTCAATAATTGAAGTTCTCCATTTACAAAATGGTTGTATATTAGCTCCCGATAGGTCAGCTTCCGATAGGTCAGCTCCCGATAGGTCAGCTTTCGATAGGTAAGCTCCCGATAGGTCAGCTCCCGATAAATAAGCTCCCGATAAATCAGCTCTCGATAAATCAGCTCCCGATAAATAAGCTCCCGATAAATTAGCTCTCGATAAATTAACTTTATTTTTTATAGCATCTAATAAAGCATCTTTTATAGTTGCATTTTCTGAACTAAATGAATAAATAATTTCATTTGTGAATATATTTTTAATTTCTATTGTTTTCATAATTAATTAATTTTTTGATATGCATTACACATTTGTTCATTATTCGAGTAATATATGGATTGCACTATTTTACGCATCCATTTATCAAATTTTTTGATTTCCTTAATATTTACTTTCTTATCCATTTTTCTAATGTTTTATTAATTTGTTGTTTGATTAGTTCTTCAGCTTCAATTGGAATTAATTTATGAAGAATTTTTGTTTGTGTTCCTTCAGTAAATTTTGTTTTCCTTCCAGCGTTACGTTCATTTCTCATAAAAGTAAAATGCTTAAAATAATTATTAATACTAAAAACGCAACCATTGCATTTCTGTCTTCGTTTGGATCAGGTATATAATTACTCATCTTTTAAAAATAAAAAATGAAGCTCACTAATTCCAAAATTAACATTACACATTAAAGTTAATTGATATGCGTTTGAAACTTTTAAATCTACATAAAAATATTTCTCAATTAATTCGGATTTGATACTATCAACTAAAAAAGGAAATTTCTTTTGCCCTTCGTTTAGTAGTTCCAAATATTCAGGTTTTAATTTTGCTAATAAATTTTTCATTACAATAAATTTGTTAAGGTTAAATAAATCATTCCAAATGCAAACATAAATAATAATGCTGCTACGATGTCTTTTAAATTTTGTTTCATTTTGTTTGTTTTAGTTGTTAATACTTCAGCAAATATATAACAATAAATTAATAAACAAACAATAAATTAAAAATGAGTCTAATTTATATTGATTATAAATAAAGAATTATAGGTATTTACGAATAATTACAGGTATTTGCGTATATTAATTATACGCAATAGGGTATAATTTTCCACTAAAACGCTATTTTATACGCGAAAGGGTATAAATTTTCTACTAACGTAATACGTTACTACTAAAATAATCAATAACCAAAACCACCATAAAGAAGTAATAATACTTTCTTTGCGTTGTATTTGTTTTACGGCTTGTTTCGTTTGTTTTACGGCTTTTAAATTACTTTTTATATTACTTTGTACCACTTCATTTTTTATTGTCTTATTTCGGCTAATTTCGTGTCGTTTAGTTATTCGAGCATTTAAATACGAAGTCTTTTTACCTTGCGAATCTATAATAACGAGCATTTTCAAAGTATCAACTGGTGTAATTTCAAAGTCATCAGCGATTACTTCGGTATTTGAGTACGTTTTTGTTTCGGTCCTTGTTGAATCAACAACCGATATTTCGCTTTTTAATGTGGTTTCGGTGTTACTTTTGTTTACTTTGCGTGTTCCGCAACTCACAAATAACAATATAATAAGGATTTTAATAATTATTTTCATAGTTTTAAAATAAATGTGTTAAACGCATAATTTGCCCATTGATTTTGCAATGTAAAAAACCCTCAACTGCCTTTGGTGCGTGTTGGTAACCATTACGATGATGCCAAGAATCAGTTCCTGAAGGACTTCGAAGGCTTTCAATAGTTATCCCTGCGTAATCTTTACTTGTTTTATGGTGTACGTGATGCGTATATATATATCGGTGCTTTGTTTTGGACCATTCAAGTGGAAATTCAACTGCCATTAACAAAGGAAGATCCATTTGTTTCGCACCATCACCGTGAGTTGTTCCAATTAGATTATTATAATACTGAAATCCTTTGCGATGTGCAATTGTAGTATCAAAAGTAATGTTTTTGCAATCCTTAAAATAGGTTTCTATTACTTGAGCCAAAAAGAATCCATTTGTATAATCGTGATTAGAAGGATTAAACGTGAAATGTACATCGGCAACCCCTAAAAGAATTTCTAATACATCCACATACAACTGCTTTGCTATTAAAAAATTGCTGTGCCACATTCCATCTGTGTCCTGTGGTGTTCCTGATGTTGTTGTTCGGCTTGGATTGTCAGTATGTAAAATATCGTTACCACCTATAAATAAAATTTTATCAATATTAAAGCTCGATACCTTTTGAAGTATTCCGGTAACACCTTGCAAAACTCTTTGTACTGCAACCTGATTGTTATATGTTTCCCCACTTTCAAAAGCGGAGCAAAGTTTACCGATATGAATATCTGCTGGATCAATAACTAATAAATAACTCTCTTTATTTTCAATTCGTTCTAATTTTGGGAACTTCGGTGCGTATTGCTGAAGGTCCTGAATCAAATCGTCACGCAATTGGTTTACATTTGCGATTTCCTTTTCAATAAAGTTTGGATTTTTTACAAATATCGAGGCTTGTTTATTCTTAACCCAAAGGTGCTTAACATTTATGTTATCAATATCGAGCGAATCGGTTGCATCGAAAACACCTTGATAATCTTCATTAAAACGTTTTCGAAAACGAGTAATATATTTTGAAAATGCTTTTGAATCGTTTCGATTGTAAGTTCTGCTTTGAACTTTGTCTATGATTTCAAAATTTTTGATTTCTGAATTTTCGTTTAAAATCTCTTTTATTCTCTGATCGTACTTTTTAAATCTTGAACTCATAATTTTTACTTTTTAAAATATATTTCAGCTTCTAATTCCCTGCGTTTAGTTAATCCGTTTAAAACCTTACCTTTTGCCTTATTCCACTTTAAAAATTCATCTTTAATCGTTGGATCAAAAGCATTAAGGTTTATTTTTTTGAGCAATGTACTGCTTTTAAATGAATTGATACCACAATTGTAAGAAAAACTTACTACAGAATTAAATTGATTTTGATTTAAAGGATAGGTTATAAGTTTAGAAACCTTCTTTGCAAAGTCATCAGCAATGGTTTTAAACATTTCAAAAGCTATATATTTCGATATTGGTTTATCGCTCATAGTTACCTTTGAACCATCACTATAAAAGCAATTTCCATACCCAATTGTAGGAATCGAAGCAGGACATAAATAAGGTTTAAGACTTAATCCTTCGAATTCACAAATAAGCAAATAACCGCTATTATTCAGACGCATCTTTATTGTTTTTTTCTAATAAATACCATCTACGAGCTGTGTAACCTGTTGCAATAATAAAAGCGAATACCTTCATTGCTGAATCTACATTTGTAAAAGTAAAAACTAAATACCCACCTGTCAATAATGAACTCTTTAAATCTAAAATCTTGTTAATCATTTTTTTAATCTTTCAACTATGTTAGTAACTCCTTCTATTCCAATGTATGCTGTTGCAATAACAACCCAATCAGCACTGGTTAATGTTTGACTAAATAAACCTCCACAAGCTATTAGAAAAACTAATAACTTGCGTGAAATCCATTTACTAATTAATATATCAAATTGCTCTTTACTCAACTATATAACCTAATTGCTCGAAAGCTAATTTAGAATATAACTCTGCACTCGTTAAATCTTGCATTTGTGGAGCAACTAATTCAACAGAAAATGCACCTTGTTGTACATCTGTAAAGATTGCACCTGCTCCATCTTTAAACGCTTCGTGACTTGCATAAGTTGAAGCTGCTATTTCTAACGTTACACCGTTTGCACGACCTGCGTATTCAAGTCTTACATAAACGTTTGGTAATTCAATTGCTGTTCCTTGAATTAAAATCTTTTTTTCTGCCGTAGCACTAACTAATAATCCCATTTTATATTTGTTTTTAAATTATGAATGTCCAGCCTGTGGATTTGTTAATATATAGACCCTCTGTTGCATCTGTGCAATAAACACATAATCCAACAGCAGGAGTTGCAATTGCAATTCTTTGTGCGTTTGTCATTCTTGGTGGAAGGAAACCTTGAGTTGTACTTTCAACTGTTAATTTTGAACTTGCAATATTTGTTGATGTTCCTAATAACAAACTTCCTAAACCATTAATTAACATCAAATCCCCAGTATCAGCACTATTCCTAACTCGTAAAGCTATATCAGTTGATAATGCTCCAGGTGCTTTGATTTGAAGTTTACCTCCGTTGTCTGTTGTGGAATTAATAACTAAATTACCATTTGAAAAAAATTGACTATTAAAATTTCCTCCAGCTGATGCAAAAGTTAAATTTGAAAATCTTAAAATTAAATTTTGAAATGCACTATTTGAATTATTAATACTTGTTAAATATGCATTACTTCCTACTGTCACAAATTGTAAAGCAGTTGCATTAGTTGTCCCCCAATTTGATGAATTACCGAAAACTTGCATACCACCTGCGGTAGTTTGAATAGTATTATTACCTGTTATAAAACCCAATCCATTAACAGTCATCAAATCCCCCGTATCAGCACTATTCCTAACTCGTAAAGCTATGTCTGTACTTAATGCTCCGGGTGCTTTGATTTGTAATTTACCGCCGTTGTCTGTTGTGGTGTTGATTAAAAGGTTACCATTTGTATTTAAACGCATTAATTCAGTTAAACTAATAGATGAACCAACAGCTCCTGTTCCTGAAGTTTTAAATACAAATCCACCTGCTGCAAAATCTATTAAACTAACGCGGTCGTTAAATCTTCTTATAATATTACCTGTACTATTTAAACAATAATTGCTACCAACTCCACCATAAGAAGAAGTTGAAAATCCACCTAATGAAGAATATCCTCTTACATTTAAATTGCCATAATTTGCTGATAAATTATCTCCAATATCTAAACCATATACTGAAGTAAGCCCTGTAAATGGCACATTATTATTTATACCTAATCTATTATTCGTATCATCCCAAAAGAAGTTACTATTATCTTGTGCTATTGTCGTACCATTTGAAAACAATACTGAACCTGAAGTAAGGGCAGGTAATTGAAATGGCGTGTAACCTAATGCACTTATAACTGTTTTAGGTTTCCATAATAACGTAGGAGTATCATAAGTTA